AGCAGGCTCAGGTCGTGCTGGCCGTCTACCTCAACAACAACAAAGACGGCATGGGTCTTAGCGGCCTTGAGGATTACAAGTCCGTTACCATCGGCAGCCTGAGCGTCACCAGTGCAGGGGCCAGCAGCATGGCAACCGGTGCTGATCGTGTGCCGCCGATCTTTGAAAGATATTTGACCGGCCTTAGAATCAGTGGACCGGGGAACTTTGCCATTAAGCGGAGCTGATCAATGGGTTACAACTCAGGTATTGACCCCGCTTACAGCCTTGGCGGGACTTTCGTAAACAGCACCGATGCCCAGACGGGTCGGTGGAATCGCATCGTGATTGCCAAGAACAACACCAGTTTCAGCGCGATCACTGCTCAGAACTACACCGGCAATAGCTTGGCTGGTGAATCCTTCCCTGCTGGCTTCGAGCTTCAAGGCGTGTTCACCGCCTTCACCTTGAACAGCAGCGGTGCTGTCATCGCTTACAACATCTGATCATGGCTAAATCACACGGCGGCGCTTCTGGAGTCAACTACGCCCTAGGTGCGGAGGTCATTACTGACACCGTGGCTCATACCGGCAAGTTTCACCACATCGACTTTTACGAGAGCAGCACGATCACCGCGATTGTGTCCACCAACATCACCGACAACAGCTTCGCTGGTGCAACCGTTGATCAGGGTGCTCACTTGACTGGTTATTTCACGAGCATCCAGCTTCAGAACGGAGCCTGTATCGCCTACAAGATCTGATGACTCTCGCCCCGTCACTTCGTAAGGTTGCCAGCAGGCTGGTCAAAAAGTTTGGCGGCACTGTTACCTACCGCCAGGTTGCGGGTGGCAGCTACAACGCCACGACGGGCACAATCACTGAGACTGAAACCAACACCACGATCAAGGGCGTTGTTGATGCAGTCCAGAAGCAAGAGCTGAACGAACTGATCCACGAATCAGACAAAAAGCTCACGATTGCAGCAGCTGATCTGACGATCACACCCAGCCTGTCTGACCGTGTGGTGATCAGCAGTGTCGTGCATCAGATCGTGAAAATTAACGTGATCGAGCAGGACAACACGGCCATTGCGGTTGAGCTGTTCTTGAGGGCCTAACGATGGCTAGGCGTATCAGGCTGGATCAGATCGGGGACTACGCCGAAGACAAGCTGAATCAGCTGATGCGTGTTGTCGTGCTGGAAGCGGACGCCGAACTAAAAGCGCGTAGCCCAGTGGATACAGGCCGCTTCCGTGCAAGCTGGGCGATTGGTGAAAACTTCATTGGTAATTACGACGGCGCAGCCAAGCAGCCTGCCACCGGCGCAAATCGTGGCAAGTCAAATCCTCCAGCTACTCCTCCGCCCGGCCCTCCGGTCGCCTTGAACTACACGCTGGGCAGCGAAAAGATTGCAAGGGTCTACAACATCCATAACAGTCTTTCTTACGCCGGGCCCTTGGCCAATGGCACTTCCACGCAGGCGCCTGCTGGCTGGGTTGATCTTGTCGCCAAGCAAATGACTAGGCGGGCGCGACAATTAGCAGACACCATTGGGAGGCAAGACTGATGGCCGCGCTTGATCTGAACACTGTTCGAGCCACAATCGAAGGCCGCTTAGCCACGGAACTTGCGTCTGCACCACCAATTCCGGTCGTGTTTCACAACATGGCTTTTTCACCAACGCCAAATTCAAGTTGGGTTCAATGCCTCACCAGTTTTGGCACCAATGAATACCTGAGCCAAGGCGGCACGAGCAATTCGCAGAACCGCGTCAATGGCGTTGTCGTTATCAATATCTTCACCGCCGTAGGCGTAGGGCCTGGAGCCAACTACGTCATCGGTAAAAGGATTCGGGATCTCTACAATAGAGTGAATGTGTCGGGGGTTTTCTTCGACGCTGCAACAGGCCCAGAGGCTCTGGCTTCACCAGTTCCCGAGGGTTATTTTCAAACCCAGGTCCGTGTGACCTTTGAATCCATCGAGGGACTCTGACCCATGGCAATCATCCGAGGCGAACAAGGTTCTGTTCAGTTCGACGCAGCTGGCAGCACTAACGCCACCATCGTTGGCACCCGCAGCTGGAGCCTGACCACCACCAAGGAAACCTTGGATGTCACCGATCATGGCGACACCTTCCGCTCCTTTGTTGGCAGTCTGATCTCCGGTTCTGGCACCGTTGAGCTGGTCTATGACCCCGACGCAACTGGCCAAGCTGGTTTCCTGGAGGATGTGCTGACTGCTGCTGATCCGGCAGACGCCACCTTTGAGTTGTTCACCACCGGCTCCACTTCGGGCTCTGATTCGATCAGCTTTGCCGGCATCATCACCGACATGGAAATCAGCTCCACTGTTGGCGAACTCGTCGTTGTTAGCTGCAACTTCATCACCAGCGGTGCCATCACCGGCAACCTTGAGTGATAAGGGGTATATTTGGGGTGATTTACTCACCCCTTTAGGTGCCCGTGGCTAAACGTCTTGTCGATGAATTGGTTGAGGCATTTGACCTAAACCAGCGTCGCAAGTTTGTTTTGAAGCATCCCAGCGGCAAATCCTGGGATCTGTATTTCAAGCCGATCACCCGCGCTGACCGTAAAAAGGCTCAGTCACTGGCTGGCACTGATGATGCGCTGGACATCAGCACTCAGATGCTGTGTCAAATGGCTGAGCTGGAAGATGGCTCCAAGCCTTTTGCGGCTGCAGATACGGCCAAGCTTCAGCGCATGTTGCCTGAGTCGGTTTTGAATGAGCTTGAGCTGTTCCTGTTCGGCCTAGGCGATGCTGAGTCGCTTGAGGAAGCAAAAAACGGCTGAGGGAAGACTCTTGGCTTTTCTTTGAGTTCTTCCTAGCAACTGAACTTGGCAAAACCGTCAGCGAGTTACGCGGCAACCTGACGGAGGCTGAGTTTGTGATGTTCGCGGCTTATTACGAAGTCAAGAACGAGCGCGAAAAAGCAGAGATGGCAAAGGCGCGGGTAAGGAGTCGATAAAACGTCGGTAGACTGAATCAAAGGATTAGGTCGGGCCGTGGCTGTTGCCGTTGTTGACGTACAGGTAAGAAGCGCAAACGCGGTCAGCCAGCTGCGTCAGATCAATACGGCTTCAAAACAGGCTCAGGGCGCAATTCAGGGCCTTGCCAAGGCTGCTGCCGGCCTTGCTTTAGTTGAGTTCGGTCGTAGGTCTGTTCAGGCTGCAGCTTCAATTAATGATCTCAATACTCGCCTCAAGCTTTTAACGACTGAATACGGCGAATTTGAACAGGCACAGCGGTTAGCGGGCCAGGCGGCCAAGACATTTGGCCTGAGCACTCGTGAGGCCACGGCGGGTGTTGCTGATATTTATGCACGCTTGAGACCGCTAGGGATCAGCCTTGAAGAGATTTCTTCGACCTACAAAGGCTTTAACGTTATTGCCAGGCTGTCTGGTGTTAGCGCCGAGGGCGCATCGGCTGCGTTCACTCAGTTGGCTCAAGCGTTGGGCTCTGGGAGTTTGCAGGGTGATGAATTTAGAAGCATTGCTGAGCAAGTGCCGGGCTTGTTGCAGGCTGTGGCTGAAGAGACAGGCAAGAGCGTTGGGCAGCTCAAGAAATTTGCATCAGACGGCAAGCTGACCTCGGACATCCTAATTTCGGCTTTGAAGAAAGTTGAAAAGGAAGGCGCCGGAAAGATTGCAAAATTAGTTCAACAGTCTGACGTTCAAAAATTCAAAGATTTACAGAACGCTGTTGATGAGCTATCGACGGCCTTTGGCCAGACTCTGCTGCCAGCGGTGACTCCAATAGTCAAATTGCTGACTGATTTGGTCAAAATTATTGGTCAACTACCCTCGCCTGTTCGCACGGCGGCAGTGGCGGTCGGGCTGCTTGCGCTTGCGGTTAAGACTCTGAATGGGGCGATTGCCGTTTCATTGATTCAGCGCTTAGGCACGGCTTTGGCTGGGCTTGCTGGCGTCACAAATACAGTCACTGTTGGTTATACGGTGGCAGGCGCCGCAATCACTCAGACCAATCTAGTAATCACTGCCAGCACTATTGCGGTCGGTGCATTAAAGGCTGCATTGCTTGCGCTTCCTTGGGTTGCTGTGGCGGCGGGCGTTGCCTTCTTTGTCAGCAAAATCATTGAAGCCAATAACAAGCAAAAGGAGCTTAATGAAACCATTAAATCTGGAAGTCGAGAGGCTCTTGAAGCAGCCTTAAGCGCGAGTGTTTTGGCTCAAGCTCAAGCACAACAGCGCATTCAAAACCTGAAGAATCAGCGCAAAGTCACGGGTGCTGCAATGCGTAGCGCCAAGGCTGATCTTGACCTGCAGAACGACAACATCCGCCGTATTCAGGATCGTCTTGGACTGTTGGCTGAAGAGGCAGACATTCAACAAAAGAACTCACAAACGATTTCAGACGAGACGAAAAAATCAAAAGAACGCAAAGACATATCTGAGCGACAGCTTCAACTAGAGGCCAAATTGCTAGAAGCCCAAAACAGGAAAGATTTAGTTGAACAAGCTTATTTAGAAAAGCTGATTAGACGTGAGCGAATTCTCGCTCAAGAAATGGAGCCGCGAGAGCGGATGCTCGCATTGTTACAGTCTGAGTTCCAGTACAGCAACCAAATCAAGCAGATCAGGCAAGAAATTGCCGACATCATGGCTGGAGCGAGAATTACGACAGGAGAAGCGACTTTTGACGGCTCAGAAGCTGGCGGAATCTTTACTGCTGACGATGCAAGAACAAAGCACCTTAAAGAACTGAAGAAGAAAGTTGAGGATCTTGTTAATCCTTTAGAGCAGGTCAAGGCGGTTTCTGGCGCCGTTGCTGATGCGTTTAGCCGTGGAATCACCGGAATGGTGGAGGGAACAATGACCGCTCAGCAGGCGTTGGCGGGATTCTTCAAGTCAGTGGCGCAAAGCTTCATGGATATGGCCAAGTCAATTATTGATGCTGCCATTCGGATGATGGCATTTCAAATTATTTCAAGCTTGTTTCCTGGGGCTCCAAAATTCTCTGCCTCAACAATGACGGCACCTGGCTTGGCTGGTTCACTAAATGTTCCTGGAATCTTGCCGGGAATTTCTCCCGCTGGCGCCTTGGCCTCTGGTGGCACTGCAATGGGCGGCAAAAGCTATCTGGTAGGCGAGAAAGGCCCTGAATTGTTTACCCCTGGCCGCACTGGCAGCGTTGCCCCGAACGGCAGCTTTGGCGGAGCTAGCGTCACCGTGAACGTCGATGCCAGCGGCAGTAACGTAGAGGGCAACGCCGATCAAGCAAATCAGCTTGGCAAAGCAATCGGTCTTGCAGTCCAGCAAGAATTGATCAAACAGAAGCGTCCTGGAGGCTTGCTCGCCTAATGGCTACCTTCCCTTCGATTAATCCGACCTACGGCGTTCAGAAGAGCAGTGCTCCTGTAGTCCGCACAGTCCGCTACGGCGACGGCTACGAACAGCGCCTGACCTACGGGCTCAATCAAAACCCCAAGGTCTACAACTTGACCTTCGAGGTATCCGAGACCGACTCCGACACCATCGAAACGTTCTTGGATGCTCGCGCTGCCGATAACGCCAGCTTTGATTTCACGCCACCCGGCGAAGGATCAAGCTCTAAGTTTGTCTGCGAGAGCTGGAGTAAGTCGATCCCATACTTGAACCGCGCCACGATCCAAGCCACCTTCCGCCAAGTATTTGAACCCTGATGGCATACGCAGCTTGGACTGACGCAAACGCCTACGTCGTCGGTGACATTGTTCGCGCCACTGCGCTCCAAGCGAGCGGCTTAGTCTTTCGCTGCACGACTGCTGGTACGTCAGGCGCTAGTGAACCAGCTTGGGGCACTGATA